AATGTTTAAGTCGTGTGACTTATCCATCTGCAAAGTAGAAACATCAGTCGCTCTACCTTTAACAATTGATCCTGACTGTGCCTTAGCAACCGTAGATATATTTGTACTACCTACAGGATCAACAAAGAATAAAACCTTAGATGCTGCTGCAGATGCTTCCACAATACTCATAGATAATGCTTCTAGTGAACGAAGGTCACCTAAGTATTGCTCAACAAGTCCACGTCCATAATTCTCATTATGAATTGCAGTCCATCTTAAAGGAATGTATGGTAAATTTTTCTGTGTATATGTACCACGTGTTCCTGGAATTTCTTGCTCTAGTGCCTCTTGATAAACATCGAAAGACTTTCCATTCCACTTAACACTGGTGTACAAGTCGATGGGTTTAGTTTGATCACCTTCCTTGTCCATTCCTTCTGGTAAATCATCCCTACGTATCGACTCTTTAGTTAGGATTTCTTTTAACTTACCTTCAGGATTACGCTGTACAACGTATGAATTAAGATTAAAAACTCTAGTTCCATCATCTTTGTCTCGGTAAACTAGGGCATTACCTGTAGCAACTAATAATTTTAGTGCTTCAAAGATAGGCACACGTAGAGCTTCACGTTCGATCTGTGCAGATAGTGCACGCTCCAAATCCGCTAAACGTTCTTGTACTTGACCTGCCTGACCTTGTTGCTGCAATTCCATCATTGCAATCTTGTCAGGTACAAATCTAAAGAATGGAGCATTAGGTGGTAGTAGAGAGAGCAACAACTTACTTGCTAAGTTATTAACTGCACGAGCACCTAAGGATTGGTAAGGTGTATCTAACCTTGATTCCTCAGTGTGTGACTCATTGTCTACTAATAGTGAAGGAATAGTTAGCTCAGTACAATGTTTAGCTCTATCTAGTACAGTACTTCTTTCACCGTGTAATTTTGTCCAACGGTTCTTTAAGCTAACTTCATTCTCATCCATAACTAACTACCTGTTTGTACTGATTTTTTAACTGATGTTCTGGTTAGAGGAATCTGTAAACGTTTCTTGCCTAGTGCTTTCTTACGTACATCTTCTCTGTTTGTTTCGTCATCGCCACCAGGTTTGAACTCTGCCTCTTCAACTGGTGCAGATGGTGCTGGTGGAGGTGTAGGTGCAGGTGTTTTAGAACTAAATAGTCCGCCCATACTTATTCTCCTTGTGCTAATTCTTGTAAACGTCTAATTAAATCAATGACTCCGTGTAGACGGCCCTGTTGGTAAGGACTCATTTCCTTTGTAATTATCTTATCGGGAAATTCATCTTCCAACGCTCTCAACAATTCTAATGTCTTGCTTGGTAATTTATCCATAATAGTTCCTGGAGGGTCTCTGGTTCGAGTTCATCAGAGATTATCACTATAATAATCCCACCAGGGTGGAGTCCTATAGTGTAACCTCTATATATTACTTTCGGAAAGGGTTTAGTTTATCAATCCAATCCCACACTTTACTGTAGTCTTTGGAGTGTAAACGCCACTTAGCTTTCCAGGCTTTATAACCTACCATCCCCACTCTCCTTTCATACCAGCAGCTGAGTAATCAGTTACTGTACCTTCGAAAAAATTCTTAAAACTATCTCCAGCAATAATCCATTCTACCCAAGGTAGGGGATTATCTTTAACACCATAGTTAGGTTTAAGTCCTAGTTGTATAAGTCTACGATCTGCTAGATGCCTGATATAATCTTTGACTTCGCCTTTTTCAAGACCCTCGATGCTTCCCATTTTATAAGCAAGATCGATAACTTTGTCCTCCAAGGCAACCGCAGTTCTGACCATTTCGTAAATTTCTTTTTTAAATTCATCTGTTACTACCCTCGGATGTTCATTGCAAAACTGTCTAAACAAACGTGACATCCCTTCAACGTGCATAGACTCATCTCTAATAGACCACTCAACTACCTCACACATACCCTTCATCTTACCGAAGCGTTGATAGTTTAGCAGCATAGCGAATGCTGAGAACAATGACATACCTTCGTTAACACAAGTCTGAGCTAATGCTTTAGCTAGTCCGTGCAACGTAGATGTATCGTTGTCCTTCATAAACTCAATCTTATCTTTCATTTGTTTGTAGTCTAAGAAAGCTGAGTATTCACTATCTTCAAAACCTAAGGTGTCATTTAGTAATGCATAGGCACGTTGATGTGTACCCTCACGATTAGCAAATGACATAATCATATTCCTGATTTCGTGATTACGAAACTTAGGTATATATAAATCACAATAGTTTTGTGCTACCTGTACATCTGATTGTGTAAACAAACGAAGGATCTGAGTAATGTGGTTCTTCTCTTCTTCAGTGATAGTACCACGTTTCCACTGATCTACATCTTCCTGTAGTTTAACTTCCCATATACCCCAATGGATCTTCTCGTGCTCTTCAGCAATTTCCATTGCCCACTGATGATTAAATGGTTTATATGTTTGTGCCTCATCTAGTACTCCTACCTCAAGCATCATATTCTCCATTCAATTGATCAGCCATATTTAATATGTTAGTTAAACAATCTGCACAAAAAGTAACAGGAAGGATACCAAAGTAACCTTGTATCCCTCCCTCCTCTTCATCATACTTCCATCCACAAATTGTGCATTCTTCTGGTGGTTCTAACCCTGACAGCTTAGACATTCTGTGTCCTCCTTAAATGATTCGAGTTTAATACGCTCTACCTTTTTACCAATCTGCTCTGCAGTAGCACCAGTATTAGTACGTAAATAGTAAAGACCTTTTAGTTTCTTACCCCACGCTGCAAGATGTACTTTGTTCACGGAAGCCTTCTCGCTACCCGCAGGGAAGAACAAGTTAACGCTTTGACCTTGACATATATATGGTTGTCTAGTCGCTGCGTGTTCCACTACCCATAACTGATCTAGTTCGAATGCAGTCTTAAATACATCCTTCTCCCAGTCAGATAGATCATCTAAATGTTGTACAGAGCCTTCGTGGTGAATAATACTCGACCACTGTTCCTCTAACCAATCTTTTTCAAAGCCTAGTCGTAGTCTGTGTTCGTTCAACACTCTAGCTAGGTGTCTATTCTTAACTAAATGAGACCCAACGCGTGTCCTATGAGTATAAGCATTAGACTTAATGGGCTCAATAGAAGCAGAAGTACCGCAGATGATACTACTATTAGCATTAGGAGCGATAGCAAGAAGATGACTATTACGTTTTCCGCTTCCTTTACCATCAGGATATTCTCCACGTTCTGCAGCTAAAGCTTGTGTTGCCATATCTGCGTGATCTTTAATTAATCTAAACATCTTTAAGTTCTGTCCAGTAGCCTGTGCAGATTCCCACGGAATATTCTTAGACTGTAAGTATGAATGGAAACCCATTGCACCTAAACCTAAGGAACGTTCCTGGAATGCTGAGTGAGTAGCTGCTGCTAATTCTTGAGGTGCGTGTTCAATGAATTGTGTAAGTACATTATCTAACATCGTAATCAAATCTGATATTAGTGATGTGTCTTTCCACTCATCAAACAACTCTAGGTTAACAGAAGACAAACAACATACAGCAGTACGTCCTTTCTCTGTAGGTAAATGAATCTCATTACATAAATTACTACCGTGAATCTTAAGTCCCTTCTCTTTTAAAGGTTGTGGTAGTTTACGATTGGCCTCATCGATAAAGTTTAGATATGGTTCACCAGTTCTAAATCTTACTTCGAGGAGTCTTTGCCAAAGGTCTCTTGCACGTACTGTATCACGGACTTCACCGTTACTTGGATCAGTAAGACTCCAAGGACTATCATTGATAACACAATCCATAAAGGCATCAGTAATATTGACAGCGTTATTAATGTTAAAACACTTGCGATTAGTATCCCCTCCAGTAGGGACTCGAAGGTTGATGAATTCAATAATGTCTGGATGTGAGATGTCAGTATACGCAGCATAACTTCCTTTTCTAGTTTGTCCTTGTTTATAAGCGGTCATCGCTGAGTCGCTTACTTTAATAAATGGAATTGGGCCTGGAGCTTTGTCCGATACGGGTCGAACATCACCCCAGTGTCCTCCGACTCCCCCTCCTTTAACACTTAACCAAGCCAGCTCTGACTGGTGTTTAATAAGACCATCGAGATCGTCAGCAACATAACTAAGAAAACAACTAATAGGAAGTCCTCTTGGCTTTTCACCTGGGGCAGGAGCGTTACTAAGGATAGGACTACTAAACATAAACCAGCCACTGCTAACAGCATCATATAAACGTTGAGCAAGTTTCTTATCTCCTCCGCTATAAGCTAAGCAAGCTCTAGCGTATGCTTCTTGTGGTGATTTTTCTTTACCACGTAAATAATAATTAGTCACCAAGTCTCTTGCTTGGTCAGACATCTTCTTGTCTTTCTTGCGATCAATTACGATCCCTAAGTAATCACTCCTCATCTGGCTTAATCCTTATATCTATCATTTCAACTTCGCCTTCCATATAACTTTTATATGTTAAGCGTCCCTCATTATGCAGTTGTATGGCATCAATGATACCTCTCTCATATCTATGATTACTATAGAGGTAGGATGCAAACCCACCTCCGATAGCCACAAATAGCATTAATAGATATACGGTTTCTATCGCCATCATTTCTCTCCAAATCTTTTGTCGTAGGCTAATGCTACGCACTCATCTAAAAATAAATCCTTCTCTAAACAGATTAATCTTAATGATATATAAATATCTCCTATCAATTCCTTAAGCTCATTAGTTTCGAGTGTAGTGTTATCTTCAGATAAGAAGTGATCTATTTTCTTATCTAGATAATCTTTCATTACTCGCTCCCCTGATCCCAGAATTGTGTAAACAAAACTTCATCTGTATAAATAGTAAAGGTTTGATCTTGAGTGTAAATAAGTAGTTTGTCCATTGCTTCAATGATCTTAACTACACCATCATACACTTCATCACGTCCATCACTATGAACTACTCTTGCTCGAATCATCTTTCTTTTCCTCTTCTTTCTTAGGTTTCGGTTTGATCTTTACTGGGCTGCTCGTCTTCCACGGTTGCATTATTTTCCTCCTTAAATCTTTCTTCACTAGCATAGTTCCATAGTTCATATTGGTAATGCTCTCCTGTATTACCATTTTGTCCTATGACATCCATTCGCTCTTCATCCCACTCTTGGTCTTCAGCTAATCTTTCGTAGTAGTACCTTTCCATTGCAAGGTCTTTAATTCTTTCAATAAGTTTTTCGTACTTCTGCTCGATCTCGATTCGTTTCTTTTTCTCCGTTTCATACTTCCTAACCCAAGAGATGTAAGAGTTTTTCTGTAACTCACGCCAGCTATCCATTAGTTGTACCTTTTAAACCACACTGGCCTACCATTACGTTTGATTGTAATAGTCTTACAAGCATTGGTTGCACCACGATACTCTTGTTGTTTTACATATAAATGACATAAGTAAACAGATTTACATCGAAAGATCTCTACGCTGTCTGCCATATTATTCTTATGTACTTCCATAGTAATGTCACTCTTAGGTGCTGGAAAATTAT